TAGAAGAGTTGCGGAGGTATCTAAATTAATGTTGGATGCTGGTATTGTGGTAATTGTGTCATTGATATCACCATTTGCTGCAGATAGGAATATTGCAAGAAATATCATTGGTGAAAAATTTAATGAAATCTATATGGATTGTGCATTAACGGTATGTGAGGGTAGAGACCCTAAAGGATTGTATAAGAAAGCTAGAAATGGTGATATAAAATTCTTTACAGGTATTGATTCTGGATATGATGTCCCTATATGTCCAGAGTATGTGATAGATACTGCATCATTAACTATTACCGAAAGTGGTAATAAATTAATTGATTTTGTATCAAAAAAGTTGTTGACAACTAGAAAAACTAGTCTATAATGACAGTCTGTCCTGTAGAATATACAGTTTGTAGATTTATTATAAATATGCAAACGGTGAGCTATCCATCGAAGGGTTATACCAAGATAGTAAATTTTATTTTAATTAATGATTTATATTTTATAATAGGACAATTTAAAATGGCTAGAACTTTTGACTTATCGGCGTTACAAAATAAACTTAACACGAAGCCCATTTCCAGAAATAATTCATCTCGTTATCCTTTCTGGAATATGAGAATTGATGAATCTGCAACAGTACGATTCTTACCTGACAAAAATGAAGAAAATCCTTGGTTCTTACTGGAATACCATTCACATGAATTAATTATTGATGGTAAAAAACGGTCTATACCATGTTTGAAACAATATGGTGAAGATTGCCCAATGTGCAAACGTTCACAAGAATTCTTCACTAAAGAAGGTAAAGATTCTGTTCGTGGTAAACAAATGTATCGTAAACGTTCATGGTTAGGTCAGGTGTTGGTTGTAAAAGACCCATTGCCGGTTGATGTTGAAACTGGTGAAAACAATGATGGATTGTATAAAACTGTTTCATTAGGTGCTCAGATTTATGATTCTTTAGTAGCTGCTATTAAAGAGGGTGATGTTGAAAGTGCTCCGCATGCTTATGATGATGGTACTAACTTTGTTATCAGAAAAACACAATCTGAAAGTAAAGGACGTGGTAAAGAATCTTTTGCTGAATATAACAGAAGTAGATTCGAGAAATATCCATCAGAATTATCACCAGAAGTCGTAGAGTATATCGAAGAAAATATTGTTGATTTAGAAGATATCAGACCTTCCAAACCTGAGAAAACATATCTAGTTCAACAAATGGCAGCATTTCTTCGTGAAGATGCTGATGAGGATGAATATGAATATGAAGCACCTACAAAACGTGTTTCCTCATTTAATGAAACTAAATCAACAAAACCGGCTGCATTATTTTCGGAGGATGAAGATGAGTATGAAGCACCTGCTCCGAAAGTTAAAAAGCCTGTATATGTTCCAGAGTCTAGTGATGATGACGAGGATGAAGATGCGTTATCTATGTTAAATAGATTACGTGGTAAATCTAATAAACCTGAATAGTCACAATCGTTAAGAGCATCCTAACCATTAATGTTCATGGTTAGGATGCTATTTAATTTACTAAATGATAGGAATAATAATATGCAATTTATGAAGAATTTACACAAATCAATGAATAAAATGGATGGTGTCACAACAGATGATTCACCACCTAGATATTGGTTTGGTAGTGGGAATGTAACAATCAATAGAATTATTGGTGGGAGTTTCCATCAATTTTTGCCACAAGGTAGAATTACCGCATTTGCTGGTGCTTCCGGGGCGGGAAAATCATTTTTATTAGCTAATGTATTAAAACAAGCACAATCTGAAGGTGCTATGATTTTTGTATTAGATTCTGAAAATGCCTTTGATAGAGATTTTGCTGGTGCTATAGGCATTGATACATCATCTGAGCATTATCATTGTGTTAGGGTTACAACTATTGATAATGTTACAAAAATCATCTCTACCTTTATTAAAGGATATAAAGAAGATTATGAAGATGATTTTGAAAATGCTCCGAAAGTTGTCATTGCTATTGATAGTGCTGATATGTTGATGACTAATTCAGAACATGATAAATTCAAGAAAGGTGATGGTAATGCTGACCAAGGTCAACAGGCTAAACAATTGAAAAGCATGTTAAAACCTTTTGTGAACACGATTTCTAATTTGAATATTAGTATCATCTTTACAAAACAAGTATATCCTGCTAATCAAGAACAAATCATGGCTGGTAATGGTAAATGGGTAGTTACGGAATCTATCAAATATTGTGCTTCTCAAATCGTATTGATTTCAAAATTAAAATTGAAAGATAAGGATTCTGTTACTGGTATCCGTATGAAGGTAGAAGGATATAAGACAAGATTTACAAAACCTTTCCAAACCGTTACAGTAGAAGTTCCTTATGATGAAGGAATGTCACAATATAGTGGATTATTAGATGCTGCTATTGGATTAGGTGTTGTTAAGGGTGGAACATGGAATTCTTATGGAGACCCTGAAGTAAAATTCCAATCTGGAAAATTTGAAGACCATGCCGAAGCAATTCTTAAATTATGTGAAGAGAAATCTAATGCTTTCTTCAAAATATCTGCAGAATTAGAAGATTTGGAAGTTGTAGAATAATATTATTAAAAGCTCCCACCTATGGTGGGAGCTTTTTAGGAGAGATATAGTTATGGCAAACATTATTGATGTATTAAAGAAAGATTTAAGAGTATTAGATAGTGTGATAGAATTATACCAAAATGATTTAATAGAAGCTGATGATATTATAAAATTAAAAGGTAAACAGATAGACTTTGCGAATGTTGAACATTCTGGGTGGGCTAATTATTATCATCAGAAAGGTGTTGAGGTTAAAAATATTAAAGATTATGTGGAAATGAAATTAGATGAGGTTCAAGGACAGTTATGGATGAAATATACTGAACATTATGATAGACAGTTAGCACAAAAGGATATTGAAAGATATATAAAACAAAATCAAGAATATTTGGACATGTATGAAAAATATTTGAAGGTTAATGAATTATGGGGACAGTTCGAAAGGGTTAGAGAATCGTTTAAGACTAGAGGATATAATTTAAATAATCTTACAAAATTAATTACTGCTAATGTCCAAGAATGGGAAATGACTTAATATCATTCCTAATAGTAGTATAATATTCATTTACAATTAATAATAAAAATATATGACAAGAGAAATAACAGTTCGGATTTTTGATGAGGTCAAATGCGCATTCTATGGATTGGATAGAGAGGTTATTGAACAATTGGTAGAGGATTATGCAATATTCATGGATGGTTATCGATTTGTTGCTACCTATCAAATTGGAAAATGGGATGGTAAAAAGCAATTCTTTACTAAGAATGGGGCAACCTATCTATTCTTATTGCCTAAAATTATTAAAAAATTAAAAAGTTGGGGATATAAAAATATTCGGTACGTGGATGAACGTTCATCACCATTTCATGAAATATGTCCAACCACCATTGAAGATGATTATTTTTCACATATTATCAATACAAAAAGTAACGAACCTTATACCCTCACAGACCATCAATTAGAGGCTGCTAAGACGATGGTAACCCATGGCGGTGGTATTGCATTGGCTGGTACTGGGTTCGGCAAAGCACAGCCATTATATTGCAAAATTTTGACACCTACTGGATGGACTACCATGGGTGATATTCAAAAAGGTGATTTGGTTATGACACCTAAGAATACCATTACAAAAATAATAGATACTTTTGAACAAGGTGTTACCAGAGCTTATAAAGTATTATTTGAGGATGGTAGTGAAACCTATTGTCATTCTGGCCATATTTGGAAAATTTATAATACTAGATGGTACGCCGATGATAAAGAACCATATTCTTTATATACTGCAAAGCAGATTATGGATAATATGAAAAAAACTAAAAATAACTATTATGTTCCATCTATTCCGGTACCTATTAATTTTGAAAAACAACAATATTCTATTGACCCATATCTTGCAGGAAGTATTTTACCATTCGTAGAATTAAAGGATGATAAATTAGTTATTACCGAACAATCTGCCAGTACCCATCGTCATAGTCAAATATTATTGATGGATGCTATGGATGCTTATGCTCCATATGGGATTGTGTTGAAAGTAAGAACATCTGCAATAGGGGAAGATGTACTGGGTATATTATCTGCCACCGATGAATATTCTCAAAAAATATTAGATGTTGTTAAAAATTTTATTGAAAATAATAAAACCATTCCTGAACAATATATTATATGTGACCAAGCAGATAGATTAAGATTCTTACAAGGAATGTGTGATGTTGGGGGAATGATTTCTGTTAATGGTCAGATTAATGTATTAGTATTCCATTCTCAATTAAGAAAACAAATAATGGAAATGATATTATTACAGGGTGGTACCTTAGACCCGTTGAATAATAGACCACATTATAATAAACAATATGGTATTACGGTTTACTTCTCCCATGGTAAGCCTGATGAATTCTTTACCATTATGGATAAGAAGAAGCATTTTTATTTACATCGGGCTGAAAATTTAGAAACTATTACTAAAATTTCTAAAAATAGAAAGATTGTATCTATTACATATCATGGGATGGAAGAAACTAAATGTATTCTATTAGAGGATAAAGACCATCTATATATTACAGATGATTGCATTATTACCCACAATACCATCCTTAATGCAGTATTAGTAGATTCTTATGCTAAAAAAGGATGTAAAACATTAACAATTGTTCCAGCAAAAACATTGATTAAGCAAACTGTTGAACAATTTGAAAAACTAGGATTAGATGTTACCCATTATAATTCTTTGAATCCTTCGTTGGACCATGACCATATTGTTACAACATGGCAAACATTACAGAATGTTCCTCATGTTATGTCACAATTCCAGATGGTGGTGGTTGATGAGTGTTTGGATGGTGAAACATTAATCACTATGGCAGATTATAATCATAAAAAAATTAAAGATATTGTTGCAGGTGATAAGATATTATCATATAATAATGGACACTATGAGGTTGATGAAGTGTTAAAATTGCATCAGAATCTATTAAAGTCTAATAATGAAAAAATGTATAGATTAGAATTTGATAATGGTGTAGTATTAGAAGTCACTGGCAATCATCTTATTATGACAGATAATGGTTATATTCGTGCTGATGATTTAAATGATGAAATTGTTATAGGATTGTGAAATGGTAGAAAGTTTTGAACATAGTGTACACTATGCTGTATAGCAACTACATTACATCCCATAATTCAAGAAAAAATATGGGATATTTTGAAATAATCTGGTTATAATAAATATTACCGTCTTTTATTAATTTGAGGATTGTCATGTGTCGTTATAAGGTTGAAAAGTATTATATTGGTTTAGAAGATGGTTTTGTTGTTAAAGATAATTTGAAGATAAAGTCCCCACCCTACTGTAACCCCCTACTGATTCCGTTTATATATGATGATACTGGAAAGAAACAATTAATAAATGATGGTGATTATATAATGATTAAAGATGGTGAAAAAAGTATACAAAACAATATCATAATAAAGTTTAAAAAATATATGTAAATACTAGTTTATAACTAATTTACAAGAGGTAAACTTTATGGCTGATAATGAAAATGGTAATGCTGAACCTACCACCACTAACAAATCTAAACCCACCACTACGACTACCGTTGCGGTAATAAATGATGAGCATGATGAATCACACCATCATACTGATGAAAATTTAGACGGTGAATATTTGGTATGTGATGATATTCGTGAAGAGGTAATACAAATTGTGAAACCTTTTAGGGTTGAAGTATTCACACATTGTAATAATACTTTATATTCCTTAGATATTTCTAAAATGCCTATTATTCAAGTATATCAAAGTGAAGCATATGATAAACCATATGTATTAATCATTGAATTTGATAATGGGAAACAATTGAAATTCTATACTAATAATAGAAATCATCCACATAAACAGATTAAACATATTTTCTTAAAGAATGAAGCATTTCAAAAATTAATAACTGATTTAGGATTGGTTTACACTATTGATATGTAATATTATGGTGGATAGGATTTAATCCTATCCACTTTTGTTAAAATAATGGGGTAATTATATGAAAGACCAAGAATTTATAGATGTTGAAATTATTATCGTAGAAGATGCACATGAACAAATGAATAATGAACAATTAGATTTATTATTATCTTTTGATATTGTAACTAGATGTGAATATGAAAATGTGGATATAACAATATATGAGGATTTTTCAGTATGCTATCCTCCTGAAAAATATGATGAAATTTTAAATTTTTTAAAAACATTACCTGATGATACCTATAGTTTTAAAATATTTAATGATGATGAAGATATAATTAAACAATATGGTGATTTAGAAGTAGAACGAGATGATGTATTTGTATTCAATCAACAACACAATTAAAAAATGAAATTAATTAACCGTACTGAAATTACTAAACCAGATATTGTATATAATTTAGAAGTTAAGAATAATCATAATTATCTTGCTAATAATGTAGTAGTATCTAATTGTCATGGAACTAAAGCAGCACAATTACAATCCTTATTGATTGACCATGGTGCAAATATTGCACATAGGTATGGATTGACTGGTACTTTACCTAAAGACCCTTGTAGCAAAATGTTAGTACATGTTGCTTTAGGTGAGGTAAAATGTGAATACCATGCTAAGGATTTGATTGCTAAAGGATGGTTAGCAACATTAGATATATCTATTCTACAATTAGACGATGTTTCATATTTGGAAAATAATGGAATACCTCGTGCCAATTTGATGATGTATGAAGAAGAAGAACATTTTGTAAAAACGAATGTCCGAAGAATGGAATGGATTGCTAATACTATCATGGAAAATAAAAAACAATCTAAACTTGGGAATACGTTAGTATTAGTGAATACAATTAAATATGGTAAAGAATTACATAAATTGATACCTAATTCTTATGTTTTGAATGGTTCTAACAGTGATAAATCAAGGAAAGCTGTTTACGATTTGTTTGAGACTAATGATGATGTGGTAGCTATATGTACTAAACAGATTGCTGGTGTAGGATTATCTATTGATAGAATATTTAATTTAGTCTATGTAGATGCTGGAAAATCATTTATTACTACTATCCAACAGATTGGTAGAGGATTGAGAAAAGGTAGGGATAAAGATTCTGTAAATATTTTAGATATATGTAGCAATCTTCCATCAGCATCAAAAAGGTTACGAGAACGTATTAAACATTATAAGGATGCTAGTTATCCTTATAAGAAATATTTAATAGGGTACGAAAATGATAGTTGATAAATATATAAATAATACGATATATATTTAAACCATCAGGATTTTTTGCATTATGAAATTACCATTTAGACAAGGTATTGTTAAATACACTTCAACTAATGATAAAGTACCTACCTTTTTATATAATAATAGATTGGATACGTATGTTACATTAATCGCAAATACTAATAATGTGTTAATTACTTTTGCACACAACGATGTTGATTACCTATTTGAAGAAAAGACTAGTATTGATAATGCATGGGGTCCTTTTGCCACGAATATCAAATATTGGTTATTCTGGGATATTGATGTAAAAACTGGGAAACGTACATTTGGTAGTACCACCAATGAACCCTTGGTTTCTGAGATTATTCCAGAAAATCCTTCAGCAGACCAACATTGGTTCAATTTAAAAGATAATTACATTATTACGTATAATAACACAACTAGTAAAAATGATTATAGAAAATTAAGTAAAAATGCTATGTATGTTTGGGAAGATGCACAATGGACCCAACGTATTAGAGTATTTGCTGGTACATATTACACAGGTGACATTACTATTAATTCTTTATCCTCACAAGTAGGATTATATGAACAATGTCATGCTGGATATATTTTATATGATGATAATGATACGCCTACCCAACAAGTAAGATTAGATGGTACATATAAATTTTTAACCACCGAATCTCATTTTTATAACTCTAAAACTGCTACTACTACCGTCAGTTTAGACCCTATTGTTCATTATGGTAAAGCCTCTGTTGCTTTATCTAAATTTGACTTTGTGGGAATATCTGGGAATGATAGTTTTGGTAAGGCATCTTCAGCAGCAAACTCATTGCTTCCAGCAATAGGTATTTTGGAGGTAAACGTCCCACAAAATACTAACTGTGTTGTTGTCACTAATACCAATATTGAAAATCCAGCATGGAATTTTACTGCTGACCCAACAACCCCAGTATATTTAACTCCTACCGGAGTATCTACAATACCACCAACAGCCGGGTTGATTCAACAGGTTGGGTATGTTATTAATCATAATACAATATTTGTAGATATCTCTAACCCTGTAATATACCACGATGTTATTCAAACAAATATTTCAGAACAAATAAAGGTAGATTTGTCTAATGGTAAATTATATACCACGTTAGTTAGTAGTTCTGATTATACTAGTTCGGTATCATATGATTTATATTCTACTGCATACAAACAACCTATTCCGAATAGATTGTGGACAATTGTTCATAATTCACATTTACCAAATTTTTTAGTACAAGTTTATGATGAACTAGGAAATTACCAAATCCCAAGTAATATTACTAGAAAAGATAATAATACGATAGAAGTTCTATTTACTAATAGAATTCAAGGTACTGCTTTGGTATTTTTATTTTAATCATTTACCTTAACCACGGACTATTTACATGAAATTAACATTTAAACAAGGTATAGTAAAAAGTCAAGTAGATTCTAATAATGTACCTACTTTTCTAAACAAAAGCTCAACTAGCGATTATGTATCATTATACATCAATGCTACTTCAACTTTAATAACTTTTTCTCATGGTTCTGTAGATTACTTATATGAAGAATCTAATAGTGTCGAGCAAGCATGGGGACCATTTACACCACCAGTAACCCAAACTTATTACCTATATTGGGATATTGATTTAGAAACAGGTATTCGTACATTTGGTCATACTACTTTTACTACTGTCGTATCGGAGACACCACCTACTATTCTAGCAAATGGTCAACATTGGTTTAATTTATTAGACAAAAAAATGTATGTTTACCAAGATTTGGGATGGGCAGAAAAAATTAGAGTATTTGCTGGTGTCTATGCAAATGGCTCGTTGACACCATATAGTGTATTGGATACTAGTGTTACACCTAGTGTAACTAGATATTTCACAACGCAAGTTGGTTTGCATGAAACTGCTAATGCTGGTTTTATATTATTCGATGATAATACGTTACCAATTAGACGGTCTCAGAATAGCACATTCTTAACTACAGAATCACAATTCTATACTACCAAATCATTAATTAGTGCTGTTAATTTTGATACTAATTTATTTTATGCAACGGCAAATGAGAATGTTCCAGCTTTCAGTATTGTTTCTTATAATAAAGATAATACTTTAAGTGTAGCATCATATGATGATGTACATGCTACGTCTGCTAATGGTTTTATTAGAAATGAAGTATATAAAGGTGAAGTAACTAATATTGTTACTAATGGTTATATCACTAATATCAATTGGAGATTTTCAGTTCCTGCAGCAACCCCAGTATATTTAGGGTTAAATGGTGAAATTCAATTAACACCACCAAGAAGTGGATTTATTCAAAAAGTTGGTACTATTGTTTCACCTGATACAATTTTTGTAAATATTGAACCGCAAATTGTATATAATACGGTAAACCACACTAGTACATCTATTCCAGTAAACGTAGATATTTTAACTGGTAAATTGTTTACTGCACAAAGTGCAGATGCTGATTTTAAATTACCAATTCCTGATATTAATACACCAACACCAGAGCCGTCCGCTAGTACATTAGTAGGTCTGACTTTTATACAACATGTTGATAGACGAGTTTGGACGATAACACATGGTAAAAATACTGAAAATGCATTTGTTCAGACGTATGATATAGATGGTAATTTAATGTCTCCACTATCAGTGGTTACTGAATTCAACACTATTATTATAACCTTTTCTGCTCCGGTAAGAGGTTATGTACAAGCAGTATTATTTTTGACTCCAAATTATGTCAATATTAGAGATAACACTGGCCCAACTATTACCGAATTTTCACAAACAACCCCAAGTGTAACCTGGACAGTTGACCATAATCTAGGTCACAATCCTATTACTAAAGTATATATTAATAATATTATGGTTTTACCATCGTCTATTGTACATACCAGTATCGATTCAGTAGTTATTACCTTTGCTACGCCACAAGAAGGGGTAGTTAGGTTTATTTAATTATACAAAAGCCCACCGGTGGTGGGCTTTTTTATTATAATATAAATATGATATAAATATAGTGGTATAATTTTTAATACATAATGAATAATTAATAGGGGTTTTCATGGAGATTAATCAATCAACACCATCCAGTATTTGGGCAGTAGCACATAACCTCAATACAACACAACCAGCAGTTGACGTTTGGGTGGATGACAATGGTGTCACAACAGCAATAATGCCTAAGCAAATTCAATTGGTAGATAATAATAATTTAAATATTTCATTTTCAGTACCTATTTCCGGTACGGTGGTAGTTAATTCAACGTCCAGTGATGCATATACACATAATCAACCAACAACTAGTAATCAATGGAGTATCCTCCATAATTTAGGTACCAAATTTGTAAATATTGAAGTTATGGTACAATTTAACGGAGTATTAGAAAGTATTACTCCACATAACATTACCAGCATTAATAATAATCAAGTTAATGTTTATTTTAGTACACCAATGTCAGGACTTGCTAGAGTTAGTAAATAATGCAAAAACATATCCCTATTGCCGTTACCGGCAGATGTATAATTTCTGATGATTTAGGAAATATCATTTTAGATAAAACAAATGCTATTCATCCTATGAATTTATCTCGTATTTTTTCAAGAGCATTAGCAAAAGAAAAAAATAGTTATATACACAAAATTGCTATTGGTAATGGGGGTACATATGTTGACCCGGCAAATAATATAAAATATAAAGCACCGAATATTGGTAATTATAAAACTAAGTTATATAATGAAACATATTCTCAAATATTAGATGGTACCAATAATTCTAGTATAGTAAGTAATGAATTAACATCATATTCACAATCGGTAGTTACTATATATTTGAACAAAAATGAACCATCTAATGAATATTTGTCACAAAGTTATAGTATCCCTACTGAAAGTTCATATACTTTTGACGAAATAGCATTATTTGCTCCTGGCGTATCTGATGATTCACCTACTAGTGGATATCAATCAGCAGTATTTAATACTCCAAATATTACGATAGATACTGGATTGTTGAAAAATACTAATTATGTTTTTTCAATTGTTGTTGATGGTACTAAATTTGATTATACTTTAAATATTCCTAGTAATGATGCTAGTGTAGTTACCTTTGCAAAACTGGTAACATATATTAATGGTATATCTGGTTTGAATAATTATATCACTGTTACCATGTCACAAGGGTATTTGACCTTTACTAGTAAAACAACATCTTCTACATCTACTATTAAAATAGTAGATAATTCTGATAATGCATTATGGATATTTAAAAATATTTCAACATTTACTAAATTGGATATTGCGGTGAATGGTAAAGATTCAGGATTACAAAATAATCCTAATAATCCTGATGCTGAATATGCCAGAATGATTACTCACCTGATATTTAATCCTATTACAAAACCATATGATAGGATTTATACAGTAGATTACACCTTAAATATTAATGTTGTTCAAGCATGAAACAAAAATTACCAATAACTATTTCTGGACATTGTTTAATTACCGATGATTTAGGTAATACACATTTAAACCAAACTAATGCTATTCATCCTAGTAATATGTCTAGGATTATTGGAAGAATATTAGCACATGAAGATAATTGTTGGATTGATAGAATAGCTTTTGGTAATGGTGGTACATTTTATGAAAATCAAGCTGGTGTAACATATTTAAGATTAAAAACCGTTAATGATGGAATATCTCCAGATACTGCCGATTGGCAATCTAGGTTATACAATGAAACATATACTGAAAAGGTAGCTGACGGTTCTGGTAAAGGTACCGTTATACCACAATTCATCAGTTCTGACCATACTTCATCTGGTGTAGGTTGTTCTAGTGTGGATAAAGATAGAATCTCGCAGGTAGTGTTACATGCTCAAATAGGATTAGGTGAGCCTACTGGACAATTAAAAACTGATTATAATACAAATGAAGAATCATTTGTATTTGATGAGATTGGGTTATATTCTCGTGGAATATCTAATAAACCATCTAAAGGTTATCAAATAGTAAAAATATCTGATTCTGCTAATACTGGTTTATCTAAAAAAATATATGATTTTACTATATCGGTAGATGATAAAACACCAGTTACCATAAAAATATCTCCTAAAGATAATACATTAACAGAATTGATGTTATTATTGAAAAATGCTTTATCCATACAGAATGTTGAAGTATCTTTAGAGTATGGTAACATAAAATTTGAAAGTAGAAAAGAAGGTAAAGATTCTAAAATCAATATTATTAAACAATCTAAACCTGCCGAATCATGGTTATTTGATAAAATAACAGGTTTTGTTGAGATTGATAAGCCCGTTAATGGTAGTTATATGGGATTTAAAAATAATCCTTGTGATGGTAATTTAGAACAAGAAAGACTATTAACACATTTAATATTTTCTCCAGTATTAAAATCGGCTAATAGAATTTTTAATATTGTTTATACATTGACCGTATATGTTAATCGTACATATGAAAAAGCAACTATAGATATTATTTTGCCTCCAGCGGTAACAACGACAACACGAGCACCTACTACAACCACCACAAAAGCTCCGACTACGACTACTACCAGAAAACCGGTAACCACTACTACTAGGGCGGCCACTACAACGAGAGCACCTACTACCACTACTACAAAAGCTCCGACTACTACGACTACTTACCGTGGACCATCTACTACCACGACTAGAATACCAGTGACTACGACTACTGGTGCTCCAACTACGACAAAAGCTCCGACTACAACTACCACGAAAGCCCCAACGACAACGACTACATATGGTGGTCCATCTACCACTACGACTAGAAAACCAGTAACTACTACCACGAAAGCACCAGTTACCAGTACAACGAAAGGACCTACGACTACTACCACTAAGGCTCCGACAACTACTACGTCAACTACTAAAGCACCCACAACTACGACGACTAAAGCCCCCACAACTACGACTACTAGGGCACCGACTACCACAACTACTGCAGTGCCGGATTCACCAGGCAATCCAGTGTTGACACAAAAAGGCATCGATATCGTATTTGTTATAGATTATACTTCGAGTATGGGTGGAATTATTGAAAATGTGAAAACAAATATCTCTAATATTGTGTCTTTGATTTCCAGTAAATCGAATATCAACTATAGATTAGGATTAGTATTATTCGATGAATATACTGCATTTGATTATGGGCAAGCCAAAGGATGCTTGAGTAGCAATGATTATATCAGTTTGCCATCATCCCAAAAATATGTTAATAATAGTGCTGCATTAGGTGGCAGAGTACAAGTTATTACTGCCATGGAAATGATGCAGACAAATAATAACTTGTCTTTCATAACACAACTTAACAAAATTAATAAATCTACTTTTGTTCTTGGTTACGGTGTTGGTGGTCCAGAACCAGGGGATATTGCATTAGATAAAACTTATAATAATTTTGCCGGAACCTGGAGAGATAATGTTGCAAAAATGGTTGTTTTAATTACAGATGCTACGCCTAGTGGTATTGATGATACTACTACTGTAACAGATACTACATTTATGACTAGCCTTACACAGCAATACTACAACAAAAACATAAGAGTATTGTTATTAACTACTGACAATATAAAAAATAATACGGAACAATCTTACGTTAATATGGCTGTTAAAACCGGGGGGAGTGTATCAACTCCTATTACTAATGTATCATTAGTGACTAGTACAATTAACGCCATTCCATAGGATATAAATATGGGCTTAAAAATTAAAGGTCATTGTATAATAAAAGATGAAAATGGTAATATAATTTTAGACCAATCCAATGATATTCATCCTGGAAATATGGCTAGAATAATTGCTAGAGGATTAGCACGTGAATCTAATCATTGGATTAACAGTATACGATTCGGAGATTTAGGAACATATAAAAATAATGACGGTATATCAGTTCATAAAACACCAAATGATGGGATTATCCCGGATTATCATGGGTGGAAATCTGATTTATATCATGAAATATATAGAGAATATTTAGACGATTTAGTCCCCACATCAGTTAGTAAAGGTCCATATGCCGATTATGCTACTGACCCTAGTAGTGTTGCTAATGATTTAAATGGTCCGGGTATAGTAAGTACCGAAAATGGAAACAAAACAACGGTAACCATCAATTGTGTTTTAAATAATAATGAGCCTAATAATCAGTTAACATCAGGACCAGTTTTTACCTTTGATGAAATTGCATTATTTTCAGGATTGTCTAAAAGTGCCTATTCTGGGGTACAATATGTAGATGTTAGTAAAAATTTTGATTCTGAAGATAGTGGATTAGATAATAACAAAACATATACCTTTGATGTTAAATTAGGTGATGATATAAAAACTATAAATATAACGACACCGAAAATAGGGACTGGTAATGATGCAAAAATATCTTATCATGATTTGTTATTATTATTGAATGATGCTATGAAGGATACTGCACTGGTTAATACTGTTGTAGTAGATGTAGTAGAATTTAAAAATAATGTCATTACACCAATTAAACTATAGAGAAACTCACATATGTATATTGCCTATAAGTACAAACAATTAACTACTGCAGATGATGTAAAAAAAGTCTTAGCAGATTTGAAAAAAATGTTAACATATACTGCTGAATCATTTGATGCTGATGGATATTTTAATGATATTTTCAAAAGTGCAATGACATCACAATTATCCGATATATGTGATAAAGATTTTACATTAAATACAAAATTAACCACTATTTCTAATCCGCCATTAGCCGACCAGATTATTCCGGCCAATAGTTATATTAAATCATTACCAGGTTGGGTAGAATCAGATGGGATGACCAGTACCGCTAATGAAATATATTTAAGTGGTGGAAATGGTAAACATGTTATTATTGGTTTGCCTACCACGGTAACATTTGGTACTGGTGCGCAAGCTGTTGATAAAGTATCTGCTGCTTTAACTATTAAAGCATATGAAAAAACGACTGATGGTAAAAAGAATAGTTCTTATGGATTTGCTGACAATAATTACATTAAACCGGTATTATATGTTGCTGGTGGCACGTTATATATTTCAGTAGATGAAACACATTTATTGATAGCTAGTACCAATAGTAACAAATATGCTTGGACACCTGGATTAGGCGTAGTTGATTTCGACCCTTATGTATTTGAACATGATGGGGTAAGCATTGGTTCATATTTACAATCTAATTTATATCCTAAATGGGTATATATTTCTATGAATGGTGCTGTGAATATTTCAACACCTAGAACATATAATGTAAAAAATGCAGTTGATGTGGTGTGGTTCGATGATACCACATATATTGGAACAACTACTAAACCATCATCGTATCCTGCTGCAAAGAATTTATTCCAATTAAAAAGCCAATATATTAATTCGGTATTGTCACCTTCCGGCATGACGATTCCTAAGAAAACATTAAATTATAATTTCACCCCAGCCATTGTTTGTGCAAGAGTAGGAATTCATAATAAATTAGTTAAAGTGGATAATGACCCAGATAAATACGACCCATTATATTATGATATTGGCGGTGATGTATCTACAAAGTCGCCAATTTATATGATTGGTTTGGGTAAAGCATTAGATACGATTGATATTGTGTTACCTAAACATGATACCATTGATACTACTGATGCCGATGATAAAAAAGCATATGATGATTTAAAATATGGAAATTATGTTGTTTGGGATTCTGCCACATCAACAAAAACACAATTGAACACATCATCAACATTTAAATATATTGTAAGATTGGGTTAATAATATGTATATAGAATTAGTTTTAAGTGATTATGATGGGTTTACCTTAAATACGGGTGTGCCTGATAGTACCCCTGAAACGCCTGCTGGATTAATAGTTACTCATAAGAGAGCATTAGATACATTTACAGATATTATTAAATGTTTAACATGTGTAAGTTTTGATGGTAGTTCTTCATCATTGAATCTTAGTAATAATGTTAGAGATACATCTGTATTTTTACACGATGACCCAAAAAATCCAACATTAACATCGTTTTTACAACATACTACCACATTTGGACCAGCATTAATAGATGGTGCATATGATTATGCTAATTGGACATCTTGTCAAAATACTACCACTAGAATTTGTGATACTATTTTACAGTTCGATACATTAGATACTGTATATAATGATGATGGTACGGTAAATACGACTAATAGTGTTTTAGCATACCTATATGTAAAAATGGAATATATTGTTGCTGGTGCATATGATTTACCAATGATTATTACTTTATCATTAGTTAGTGATGGTACTACAAAACCAACAACAGTTAATCCAGAATTATCACAAACAATCACCTATTCCAGAATGACGATGACCGGTGGTTTTGCATATGGTGGTGTAACTTCGTATAAATTGATTTTATCATTATCTAAAAACCATTTATATGTATCTGGTATTTCAGGAGTTAAAAATATTCTTGGTGATGTTACTACTAATATACATACCGCAGCATTATTGACAAAATATACCCCTATGGATGTATGGTATAATACTACTGTTAATGATAATAAAAATCTATTCAATGGTTGGAAAAAATGGGCATTTATGAGAGTGTTTACCCAAACACCATCATCTGGTGCTTCATATGGTTGTGCATTAAATATTTTTAGTAGTAAAGCAAAAACCTTAGTATCTGATGCAGCATCATGTAAATTAAAATGGTCATCTACTATGAATATTATGCATTCATCGGCATCTGACCAAGGCAAATTACCAATATATTTAATTTCTGATGAATCTAAACAACAAGCTATGTATATGCAACATTTAAATATTACTAGTGCTAGTGGTTTAGGTTTAACTGGTGATATTTCATCGAATAATAACATTTATTGGATGCATGGATTGAGTGGTAGCCATGAAGATATTATTAGTGACGTATTTGGACGGTCATATAAATTATTATTATTGAATACTTCTAATAAGGCGACATTGACATTAGCATCTACCGCTAATGGACCGGCAGATACTAAAAAACTAATATATCCTAAATTAGCTATTCCTATGTTCTAATTATGTATATTGCTTATCAGTATAAAGCAGCCTTACCTCCTGACCCTTATAATAGTGATGCATTAACTATTACAAGGGTTAAGAAACTTATTGTTCAAGATTTAGCTACTATTATTAATGGTATAACATCAAAATATGATTTATCAGATGCTTGTTTAAATGTTAATTATTTTGGTACTAATAGTGGATGGACAACTGATACTGATAAAACCGATATTGACTTTGAAAGTAATATTAAATCTAATAATAGTGAAGCATATTTTCAAAAATACGTTACTATTAGTACATTAGATGACACGGCTACTGACATATATGGTTTTACAAAAATAATTAATAATGATGGTTCTGTATCATATTCAGATGCTACTAATTTAGTATATTATAATATGGTACTGAAGTTGTATGATAGTACCGATACCTTGTGCCCACAATCTAAAACTAAAACATTAAAAATATATGCAGACGGCGGGACAATACATATTCATTTAAATCAAAATAATTTGATGATGAGTAGTATTAATATGTCTAATAACAAATATTCATCACCTATTGGTATTTCCGATATTGATTCTAAAGATATTTTAAATAATACTTTCCCAAGATTTGTGTTTTTTACCTGTTATGATTGGGAAGCATTAAACCCAACACCGGCATATGGTACTAGAAAACCCAGTACGACTACTTATGGGGAAGCCTTCACGGCTGATAATGAGTATGATATTGAAATATATGATAAACTTGGAAATATAAATTTTTATAATCCTGATTCGGTATCACATAAATGGTATTATGGTAATCATGTTTATGTAAATGCTAAAGATTCTACCAATTATTTGTTCGGTGGTTCAATATCGGAATTTGGAAAATTCTATTGTTTACCAAAAGTATCAATATCTGCAAAAATTTATGATGAGATTACCGATGGTGATAAGACATACATAATATGGCCTGTAAAAAACGATGATTTCACTACTTCAAATATTAGATTACTATTATTAAAAGGTTAAAATAATGTTTACACAATATAATTTTGATAATATGTACGAAAGTATTGATGTTGGCTCTGCTGTTGATGCATTACCAGCAATAAAGAATAACCAAACTATTGGAGAATGGGCAGGAAGTAATGACTATGCTTTCGATGGGACCATACCCGATGTAATCACTAAAGGTTCGCCAACGTATTACAAATTAGTTAGTAGTGCTACAATGCCATCCCCGTATAAGTATTATTTTCTTATGACCTTAGCGGAGTATCAAGCCCTGCCTAATCCTATCCCGTCAGATATCAAAATAACCTATTCGGTACCCGGAACGGGCATGGCATTGGTTTCGGTTTCCATAGCTGGTAGATATAATTCAACAGTTAAAAAAACAAAATATGCTACTACCGTACAAATGACCGAAAGTAGACTTAATAATTTATTAACTGATATTACTAATATATTGACAAATGTTTCTTCAACCTCGCAAGGATATAAATCAAATACCTATACCACAGTAGCATGTAACTGGACTAAAGTGAGAGAAGAAGTATATGTAGTATCTTCACCAGTATATGGACAATCAAAAACTACTTCCTACACAATAAAAGAATTTGTGTTATCAAGTCAATCCGAGTTATTACCAGATTATACTAGAATCGCTGGGGCAGTAGCCGAGGGGGTGCCTAATATTAGTGGCCCAGTATATTCAAATTTAACACAAACAAGTACCAATTTAGCTGGTAAAACATCATCATCTACTACGAAAAAAATAACAATACGAAATAGTTCATCTAATATATACTTACGATATTATTACAGTTTAGGTAGTTCATCGGGTTCCAATATAGCCCCATCTGGTTCACAACACACCTTATATATAGAGGCTTGGGATGGCGACCCAACCAATGTAGCTAGCAAACAATTATATTCCGATACTACTAATTATCCACAATACATGCCAAACATTGGTGGTGAATCCACATTATCCAGAACTAATTTAGCATCTGGTATTTTATATATTAGTGCTTCTGATAATCACGTATGTATTACCAGTAAATGGAAACAAACACCAACGTCAATACAAAGTAACTATTATGCATATCTAACATCCAAATTTGCTCATAATTGCCCATGGTTGGACAATAATTCTAAACCAATAGCATCCATCAAGATTTATCCACAATTGGATTCTAGGGCATATACTGGACGTTTATACAATCCATTTAATAATACATTAGCATACACCTCATCAGCATATTATACGCCATATAGTCCAAAAACATTAAATGATAATGCTTTGGTATATAAAGATAGTACAAATACTAACCAATTCATATTATTACCAATATTCGTAAAATCCGATAATATTGGGTTATTTGGTAATTTATCAGAAGAATGTAAAATATATTCTATTGTTGGTGTTGGTAAAACCACAATTAAAGATGGTAATGAAATAACATTATCTGATGGTAGTAAATATATTAAATTTACTAATCATGCAGTGAAGGTGGAATAATGAGTGATGGGTTTATAGTTGATTTACCGTATAAATTTGAATTATTTGATGGTACGGTAAAACCATTTAGTTTAGAAGCACCATCGAGTTATTTGGGTATTGCTATAGTAGATACTCCAGTACATCATATCAATACATCTGGGATTGCTAGACCCTATTTAGGTATAGGTATTATTGATGAGCCTATCAATACGGTATTACTTGCTAGAATAGCAGCTAACCATTTAGGTATTGGTGTCGTAGATGCTCCGAGTATTGATACAAACATTGCTACAATAACACCACCATACTTAGGTATAGGTATTGTTGATGCCCCTACACCAAATAATAATTATGCAGCATTAGCAGAAGCCTATTTGGGTATCGGGGTG